GACGGAACCCTGAGAGGCGGGCTTCTGCGCGCCCTCAGCGACCCAGCCGGCGGTGACCTTGCCGGTGACCACGGGGATGGACTGCCCGTTGATGCCGAGCGGCACCCGACGGGCGAGGGACTGGACGACCGACTGGCGGGCCGCCTTCTCGAAGATGGCCTCGGACTGCTCGCGGGAAAGGAACCCGGAGAAGTCGGAGGTGCGGGTTGCAGCGGTGATCGCCACGGTGTCCTCCTAGGACGGTTGGTGGCCTGCTAGAGGCCGAGCTTGTCTTTGAGCGCCTGCTCGAGCCCGTCGCTGTTGAGTGCGAGGGGCTGACCCGAGCCGCCTTGGGTGCGGTCGGGCTTAGGGGTTGCCGGGGTGGCGTTGTTGAGCGCCGAGAGTCGTTCGGCCTGCCGCGTCAGGGACGCCTCGTCCGAACCTGTGAGGAACGTCTCCGCGTCCTCGTCTGAGATCCCGTGCTTGGCTGCGATGCGCCACCGCAGAGCTTCAGCGTTCGCCTTGTCGGCGGCCTGCTGGAACTCCTGGGCGACGGCCTGCGCCTTCTCGAGGTCGCTCATCTGCGACTTCTTGATCTCGTCGAGCTGTGCCTGAAGGGACTTCGCCGCATCCTCGGCCGCCTTGCGGGCGGCACGCTCGGCAGCGATGGCCTTCTTGCCAGGGTCTCCGAGGTCAGCCACGTCGGCAGGCGTCGCGCCCTGCGTTGCAGCCTCGGTCGGGGTGCTCTCGGTCGTGCTGTCGCCGGTCTCCGGCATGTTTCCTCCATCGCGGAGTAATCCCCTCGGCCTCGCGCCGCTGGGTGGTCTTCGTGGGCTACAGCAGGTAGCCGTTGTCGCGGAGCCGCTTGAGGGCTTCCTCGCGGGTCGCGGACACCCTGTAGATGCCCTCGGGGGTGAGCTTCCGACCACGGCCGAACGCCATCGTGGTCATGCGGTCAGCCGATCTGGATGGCGTGAATGACCCGTCGCGGCTCGTGTAGACGCGGTGGGAGTTGATGACCTTGTTCATGTCCGCACCATCGGCGATTGCTTGCCGCTGGTCCTTGGTCAAGTCCTTGACGTCATCCGGGCCGATCGAGTAGCCGGCGTCCTTGTGGCTCGCCTCATTCGTGGGCACCATGCGGCAGTCGCACCGCGGGTGACGCTGGAATGACGCCACCCTGTAGAAGCGGCCGGCAAGCGGCGCGCAACGCTGGCAGCAGGGCGGGTTCACCAGGCGCGTGTAGCCGATGCCCGGTCGAGCCGTGATCGCCACGGAGGCGGCTGCGCGGGAGGCATCCGCGACCTGCGACGGAACGACCGTGCGGAGGAACTGCGCACCCGCCGACAGCCGAGCCGTCAGCGAGTCCGCGGCAGCCTCTCGAGCGTGCACCACGGCCCCGTAGAGCAGCGCGTCAAGCGAGCCGGTCGTCGTTCCGTCAAGCGAGTAGGACACCCCAGCGAAGGACCGCAAGCCGGGAGCGCCATCCGGGGTCGCGTCGATGTTCTGCTCGGCGAGAGCGTCCGCGACCGACTGCACGCCATCCCTGGCGCCGCCCATCTGGCCGGCTGCCAGCAGGACCGCCATGCGAGGCCCTACCCGTGACCAACCAGCGTCGAAGTCTGCGCCGATGGTGAGCCACTCGGACTCAATCGCCGCCAACGTTGTCGCGGCCTGCCGCTGCTGGGCCCTGTAGTGGGCGTCAGCCGCCTGCAGGGGCATTGCCGGTGCCGTTCTGCAGCGTGCGGCCCAACGTCAGGATCGGGTCGGACGACGCTTCATCGTCGAAGTACGCCCGCTCCTTGGCCTTCCTGGTCTCGGACCAGCCGAGCTCGTCCCAGTAACCCTCGCGCGACAGCACGCCGGCTGCGCGACGCTTGGACAGGGCGTCCTCGCGCTGCGCCACAGTCGGGGTCGAGGCGTCAAACCAGTCGGCGACGACGGCGTTGTCCTCGAGCCACTCGCCCTTCGCGAAGCGCCACGCAAGACCGCCCAGCCAGCCCAGCGTCACACCGACCTGGCTGTTGTCATCCTCGACGTGCGACACGAGCTGCGCCTCATCGGCCTTCATGCTCGCCTCGTTCGGCGGATTCGACGTGAAGTGCCCGAAGTACCGCGACGGGAACCCGGTCACGATCGACGCCTGCGACCCGTAGATGTTCATGGCCGTCTCGAAGTTCTTCAGGTCGGCCGCCGACAACTGGCCAACCTTCGCATCGGGCTTGGCAAGTGTGTGGATGGCGTTGAAGTACGCCTCGAACTTCGGGATGGGCTTGCCGGCCGCATCGACGAAGTCACCTTGCGCGACACCCGTCATAAACATGCGCGGGATGCCGTGCGCCTCCTGCGCGAACTGCATGTTCGTCAGGGACCGAGCAGCGGCGTCCGTGAGGGGGATGATGTCCGTCATCTCCGACTGACCAAGCCACGACCCCGACATGCGGCGGTTCAGGTGCATCACCAGCGGCACGCGACCGAGGCGGTGGTCGTCCCGGTCAACCTCGACCCACTTGCCCGTGCCGCCGTCGTAGGCCACCCACACGGTCACGTCGGGCAGGTACAGGGTGACATTGGTCGGGCGCTGCCCCGACTGCGCATCGACGCCGTAGAAGCGCGCAGCCGCCGTCATCGTCTCAGTGCGGACGTCGACCTCAGCAGCCATCTCACGAGGCGACTCGGCCCGGATGATCGGCGAACCAGGGTTGCCCTCGTTACTGCCGCACGACATGAAGCCGCGACCGTAGACCTTCGTGTCGGTCAAGAACATCGCCAAGTGCGCGTCAAAGTTCGACGCCTGACGAACCCGCGACAGGTCCGGGTTCGCGGTGTCCTCGCCCACCAGGGAGAGGGAACGAAGCCGCTGCCGCGAACGGAGAGTGTCGACAACGACGCGAGGCCAGTTGGTCACTACCAGGAACCGGCGCATCGACGCAGGGATGGCCATGCCCAACTGCTCCACACGCTGGCGACCGAGGTAGTAACGCAGGTTCAGCTCGTCATCATGGCTCGACGACTCCCACTGCTCACGCAGACGGTTGATCGTGTTGATCTCGGTGGGGCTGAGAGCCACGGTCGCCCCTCTCGTGTCAGGTCAGGAAGAAGATGGACGGTCCCGACGTCTCGGGCCATCCAGCGGCGCGCTCATCGGCGGCGGCCTCGTGTGCAAGGACCGTCGCCATCGCGGCGTCGATCTTCTGGTGGTCGTTCGGCTTGCCCACCACGTAGCGGTTAGCGCGGGGGACCTTGCGGGCGTTCGCCATGTGCGAGGTCGTGATCGGGCACCCGTCATGGGTGATGCGGTCGGCGGCGAGGTCTGCGACGAACCGCTCGAGCGCCTCGTGCATCTGCTTCGGCCGGTAGGTGGCCCACTGGATGACCCGGTCCTCGCCGAACTCCTGCGCCCACTCGTCCACGTCCGTCTCAAACCGGGGCGGGTCGCAGTAGAGCCGGCGCACGTCGTAACGCTCGAAGCACTCACGGACCGCGTCGGCGACCTGTGGGCGCGGAGTGCGAAGATCCGGAGACTCCTTCGGGTTCCAGATCGTCGGCGCCCGGTCCGGCCCGAACCGCGGAGTGAAGATCAGCCCGTCTCGGGTCTCACCCTTCAGCGCCGTCCAGTCGTCGAAGTCGGACCCGTCGAAGCCGAGGCACACGCTCGTGCCAGGTTCAGGCTCAGGAAGCCACATGCGCGTCCCACATTCCGTCCGGCAACCACGCGCCCTGACCCGCGACCACGCGGTTACCGAAGAACCGTTCAGCCTGCGCCGGGTCCGTCTGCAACAGCTCCGCGCACTCGGCCTCGATGCTGTCGAGGTTCACATGGTCCGAACCCGCGTACACGTACTCGAGGATCTTGCGACGCTGGCGCTTGTCACGGAACGACAGCGGGTGACCGTCGCGCGTCTTCAGCACCAGATCGGGGTTGCGCCAGAACTTGAAGATGTCCTCTTGCGGGGACTCCCACGTCGACTGGGCCACCGAGTTCTCCGACGGATCCCAGCAGTTCGTGTACTCCATTGTCCGGCCGCCCATGCCGGCAGCACCGCGGCGCTGCGTCTCGGCGACCTTGCGCATCTTGTTCTGCGTCGTGTACGTCCCCGACTCATCCTGGCCCGCAAACGAGATCGGGTTGCCCAAGCGAGACAGTGCGCTCGAGGTGGTCGCCTCGATCTTGTCCATGTCCGGCAAGCCAGACGCGCCCTTGATGCGGATGAAGTTCTCCCGCGGCAGCAGAAGCTCCTTCAGCGGACCGAGGTGGATCATCGACACCAACGGGCCGTAGACGTTGTCGACCTGCTCCTGCGACGTCGCCGTCAACTGAATCAGCGGAGACGGGTGGCGCACGCCCTTCGGCTCGCCAGCCTCGTACTCGAAGTACCAACCGCACGGGCAGCCATTGTCGGCGCAGTCATACACGTCGCCACGCTT